CGCCAACGCCACACTAGCATGCTAGTGTGTCGTTTCGTATACCGACTGACCGAAAAGGCGGCTTCGCAAAAGTACGAAGTGGCCCTGTATTGATCGTCATCGAGCTTGGAAGGAGGTTTCTGCCCTTCGGTGAAATACCGAAGAAGCATAGACCAACCATCCATCTCATGAATGATTGACGGAGAAGTAACGTCGCGGACACGAAATTGGAGTTTTTGAAGCTCCTTATTGTATCTGCTTCGATACTTCTGACTTTGGTCGGATGCTACACGAAGGCACGGACATGGGTTAAAGGAGGCTAAAGGTCGCTTCAGATCTTTCGACTGAAGTGAACTCGCCGCCAACCACATATCCTGCCCCGGGATCGGTCCATATATGGACCTCAAACGGGCTACGATATATTCGTAGCTGTTGTAGTATCGCCTATCCCAATATGAATTAGCATAGCTGATCCAACTGGTATAGACGTCAGGACGAGGTGATTCATCCCAAACTGTCCTTAAACGGACAGGAGTAACCTCAATGCCTTTGAAGGCATCGAGGCCACAGGACTCTTTAAAAAGTCCTTTGGTGCAACTCTTGCTACGGTTAATCTTTAAACCAAATAGCTCGAGTATGGTCATTGCGCTCTCTGCAAAAGCAGTTGGTACAATGACGTCATCACCGTATACGTGAATCTGATCAATGTCAGGTGCACTCGCCGGGAATGAATCACAAAGATTCAATCGGTAAGCACATCTGAACAAGGGATTCGGTTCGCACAGTGCCGCGGTGAGGATACTCCATATAGTAAGTGCCATAACGGGAAAGCATAAAGCTGAACCCATTGGTGCATACTTCTGGAGGGATAAAATCCTTCCGTCCGGCAAACGTGTGGATGTAGATCTAGCTGCTTCCAACGCCTCTATAAGAGGAGAAGGAAACAGTAGGCGAACGAGATCCAGGTGAACTCTATCAGAGGCCTCTTTTAGGTCTAAGGTAGAGTACCTATTCGATCGCGAGCCGTATAAGGCCGCTACTCGGTTCGGTACCTGGTCTGTGAAGAAAACCGCGTGCTTTGTGAGCGCGTGGCTTTCTACTCTCTGAACCATTGCTCGGGATAATCCTTGTTGAATCCATTGAAAATCAACGGGTTCACAAGAAATTAACCTCGGGCCGCGGGAGTCTTTCGGCACAAGCAAAACTTGCGCTGAATGATCTACTTCGGTCACTCCTGAAAAGGAGTGATAACTATCACAAACGTGACCACCTGAAGCGCAGAAATATTCTGCGAACGGGTAGAAGTCGGTGATACGCTTCGAGACATTATGCCACTCGAACTTGGACCAGAGTTTCTCTTTAGTAGAGACGACTCCGGGACCATGGCTCGGGACAATGTCTAGAGGATCGAAAGACTCGAAAACCTTCGCAAGAAGGCGACGAGCCTCGCAGAGAATACGAGCTTGTACGTACGTCGTTGAATGTTCATTCTCGGTTGCTAAGTGCAACTGATCAATGATACTCATACGGCGACG